ACACCGTCGGCCGGATACTCGGCGAGCAGGCCTGCCGCCTCACTGCTGTCCACACTGAGATCGGCCTTCGTATCGAGGTCGAACGCGGTGTAGCCTCGCTTCGCCCGGTACGTCAGCAACCCGGTGCCGTCATCGTAATCTCGGTCGGCGTCCAGCGTGATGAGCCCGAACGTCGGCACGCCCGCCCGCTTCGGCATGACCTTGAGCAGATAGCAGATGGTCGTCGCCGGCTGCTGAAGATGCGCGGCCAACGCGGCGGGGACGTTGCGGCTCATTCGTCGAGTACCTCGATCAAGTCGATGCTGCCATTGGTCACGAAGCCGCCCGCGTTCTTGTCGTCCAGGCTGAACGGCAGGTAGTCCATATCGAAACGCACATGCACGAAAAACTCGCCGGTCCAGGTCAGCACGGCGCCGTTGGCCGGGGCACTGCCAAAGGCCACGCTGCCGTCCAGCTGCGACACGCTCGCCGCGGTGACGACGCCATTCACCTTGACCGTTACGCCCGCGTCGGGCTTGTCGATCAGCCGCGTATAGCTCCCGGCGCCGAGCGTCGAAACCTTGCGCAGATAAAATAGCGTCGTGGCGCCGTCCCCCGTGCCGAAGGGCTCATCGGTCGCGGTGAAGTCGCCCCAATCGCGGTGAAGGAAAGTATGCGTTCGCCCGCGGCAGATCAGGAAGACTTCCTTGATCGCGCGGTACGCCTGCTCCGTAATGTTGCGGAACGGCGCCGAGTATTTATGCCGGCAGATCGACCAGTCGGCGTTGCGCTTCTCGCGGCCCGAGGCGATGTTCTGAATATTCGTCTGGAACTCGGGGCCGCCCATGAAGCCGAAGCCGGGCGTAGGGGCGATCTGGATGGCGTAGAAAGTCATGTCATCCGTTCCTCGTGGTCGCCATGCGCTGCGTCCGCGCGTTGGCCGCAGCGATCTGATCCGCCGTGCGCCGCGTGCTGGTCGGCTGGACGTTGATATTGGTGATATTGGTCACGCTGCGCCCCGCGCCGCCCTCGCCAAGCGGCGTCACGCGACCCGGCTTGTCGCCCATGAGCAGGTAGCTCCGCGCGCCAATGCTGAGCATCTCGGGGCCTTTCTCGACGATCGGATGCACCGAGCCGGGGGCCGCGGGGCCACCATTGGCCAGGCCGGCACCGATCGTACCCGGGCCGGTGCTGCCGCCGCCAAAAAGCGCCACGGCGAAATTGGTCGCAAGGCTCGCCCAACCGCCCGCCGAGCTGCCCGGGGTCGCAGCCTTGCCCGACATGCCGAACGAATCGAAGAACGCTTGGATCGCCTTGTCCGCCACGAAAGCGAGCGCCTTTTTGTACATGTCGTCGATCATGCCGCCGAAGGCGTCGCTGGCCGACTTGGCGCCCGAGGCGAACTCGACGAAGGCCCCCGAGAACCCGGTGGTCAAATCGGAAACCATCTGCTGCGCGGCGGCCGCGTTGTTCTGCTGCTCGGTCATGAAGTTCTCGATGCCTGACTGGAAGCCCTTGCTCCAATCGGCATTCGCCGCTTTCTGCGCGTCATAGAACTGCTGCTGGGCGGCGATGGCCTCCTGCTCGGCCGCGGTGATCTTGCCCAGCGCGGCAGCATGCTGGTTGTCGAGAATAACGCTGGCGCCCTGCTGCAGCTTCGCCGATTCGTAGGCTTTGTCGGCCTCTTCGCGCTGCCGTCGGTAGGCGTCCTGGATCGACTCGATGCCGGCGCGCTGCTCGTTCCACTGCGAGCCGTGCCCGATGCCTTCGAGCACCCGCGCGTTCGTGCGTGCCTGCTGCTGCGCCTGCTCGGCGAGCTGCCTGTCGAGGTCGAGCAGCGCCTTGTCCGCATCGCGCTGCTGCAGCGTCGCGCGCGTCACGAGACTCTGCGCCACCGCGGTAGCGAGCAGCTGCTTGGCGCGCTCCTGATCCGCCGCGGTGAGCTTGGTCTTGCCGACCTTGAACTCCTCCTGCACCTTGATCTGCAACCGCTGCGCCTCGGTCAGCGTACTGGTCGAAGCGGCGGCTTCCTTGTCCTGCTGGATGCGGGAATTGATCTGGGCGATGAGCGACTTGTACGCCTCGGCCTCTTGGTCGATGCCGGTCTTGCGCGTTTTGGTCTTGTTCGCCAGCGCATCCAATCCGCGGCCCAGCGCCGCGTCCGACTCATAGGCGGCTTTGGCCGCGGCTTTCTGGTCGGCCGTCATGTTCTGGTAGGCCGCCGAGGACTGCAGCACTTCGTATCGTACCTGCGCGAGCCCTTCGTTCGACTTGCCGTGCGTCTGGATGGATTTCAGCGCCGCTGCCGTCGAGGCATCCGTGGCCGCGGTGTACGCCTTGAACGCTTTGCTTGCCTCGATCGCCTGCGGGATGAAGTCCTGAAACATGCTCGGCAGCGAAGCGAGATTGTGCAGCGCGGCCAGCGCATCCCGCGCGCCATAGACCTTCGTCGCCAGGAAATCGAGTGCGGGGTTCGCGCTATTCAGGATGGCCGGCGTCAGCTCGGCAACCAGCTCCGCTTGCGTCTGAGAGGCCGCGGCGGTGAGGTCGTCCATCGTCGACCGCGCGTGCGCGATCTTCGCGTCCAGCTCGCCGATCTTCGGGTCGATCAGGAACCCCAGGCCGCCGCGCGCGGTCGAACGATCACGCTGATCCTGCAGCTCGGCTCGCTTGGCGATCAGGTCGTCCAGTTCCTTGCGGGCCTTCCCGGCGGCTTCCCCCGCGCTATCCAAGCCCGCTTTTAGGGCACCCGCGTCGGGCCGAGTATTCACGCTGGCGTAGGCCGAGGCGAGGTCTTTCAGCGTCGCCGTTACGTCCTCGTTGGCCCTGGCAACCTCGTCTGCCTTGGCGATGTACTCGCCCCACCGCTTGTTCGCCGAATAGATCGCATAGCCCAATCCGCCAATCGCCGCGACGGCCAGGCCCCAAGGACCGCCGACTAGCGACAGGGCAAAAGCGCCGAAGGATTTCGCCGCGCGTCCGGCTGCGGCCGCAAAGCCGCCGAGCGCCGCTTCTGCCGCCCGGGTCTCGGCCACTCGGGCTTGCGCCGTAGCGACAGCCGTCTCGGCAACCGCCAAGCGACCCTGCGCCGCGGCGTACTTGGCGGACAACGGGCCGGCCAAAGCCATCTCCGCGTTGACCCGGGCCTGCGCCTGCGCTTGGGCCGCCAGCGCCACGCCGAGACGCTCCTCTGCAGCCTCCAGCACCATCGCCGACTGCGCCGCGGCGCCCAGTGCCTTTTGCTTGACCTGCAGCGCCAGTGCCGAGTCAACCTGGGCTTGCGCGTTGAACTTGATCTGCTGGTTCTCGGCAATCAAGGCGGCGCTGGCCGCCTGCCGATCCGCCAGCATTTTCTTCTGCGTTGCCGCCAGCGCCGCCTCTTGGACGGCAGTGTCGGCGATCTTCTTGGCGTAGGCCGCCTCGGCGGCGGCGGCCATCCGGGCGCCTTGGTACTCCTGCTGCAACCGCGTTACCCGATCCGCCCCCGAGCCGAGCGCCGTGCCGCTGATCTTGGCGAGGCCGCCGGCACCGATCAGGGTGATGAGCCCGGCGATGCGCGAGAGGTTGTCCGCGAGCGCGCCAGCACCGGCCGTCGCCACGTCGGTGAACAGGCCATTAGTGATCTCGGTCTTGAGGTTGAACCAAGCGGTCTGCACTCGATTGAGGTTGGCGTTCAGGCCCTCGCTCGCCTGTTCCCAGCCGCGCCCCGACTGCTGCAGCGCAGTGACGAGCGCCGGCAGGAACTTCGACGTGGTAAGCGCACCGGCTTCGAGCAGCTGGTCGAAGGACTTGCCGGCTAGGTCGGTGCCCTTGGTCATTCCCATGACCGCGTTCTGGAAGCGCTGCGCCGCACCGGGGATGGCCTGGCCGAGCTGCAGACGCAACTCCTGGGCCTGGATCTTACCCTTGGCGAACATCTGCTCCAACGCCAGCAGCGCCCGATTCGATTGCACAGTGCTCAGATGCAGCGACGTTGCCGACTTGGCGTAGGCGTCGAAAAGCTGCTGCTGGTCCTTCATGCTCACGCCGGCCGCGGTGGCCGACGCCGAGAGGTTGGCGAAGCCTTGGGCGGCATCCGGCAGGATCAGGCCGAGCTTGGCCGACTCATCGCTCACGAACTTGAAGGCGTCGGCAGCCTTCGTCGAGGAGCCGGTGGCGGCGATCAGGGTGTAGTGGATGGCCTGCAGCTGGACTTGCGCTTCGAGCAGCGAGCCGAGGCCCTGCTTGAGCAGGTAGAAGCTGCCGAAGGTCTCGGCGGCCCGCTTCAGCGAGAGCAGCACACTGGCCGTCTCGCTGGCTTTCTTGCTGATCGAGGAGAGCGACGAGTTGGCCTGCGCCGCGGCCTGCACCATTCCCTGCCGGAAGGCCGTGGAATTGAGCCGCATTACAGTGTCAAGCGTCGCTACGGTTGCCATCGGCTGATTCCTTTACTGCATTGATGAAGACGTTTTTCTGCCTCGCCAGCCGATCCGCTTCCTCCTGCTGCTTGCGCGCCTGCCGCTTTTCCTCGCCCTCTGGGTCCGCCTCGATCGCGCTGTACGCCTCCATCTCGGCCAATTGTGTCGAGCTGAGTCCCGCCAGCATCAGGTCGGGATGGGGGTATCCGAGTCGCCAAGCGAGTTGGAATCGCCAGGCGAAGCCGGGGCCGCGTCGGATTTTCCCTCGGTCTTGGTGACCTCTTGCGCGCCGATGGCGTTGAGCTTGGAGGCCGCCGCGTGCAACCGCAGCACCAGGTCATCCCCGAAACTGCCGATCTCCTCGGCGGTGAGCATCGGAACGCCCTTGTCGTCGAGGATCGAGCGCGCGAGCAGACCGAAGGTGTACTGCTTCATGTCCACTTTGCCGTCGGGATACGCCTCGGCCGCCCAGTCGATCTTGGCGTTAGCGGTGAGCATGGTGAGCACCACATCGCCGCCCAGCTCGGGGCAGGGCACCGGGACGGTGGCCAAATTCTGGGCTGCGGCGAGCAGCTGGTCGCGCGTGAGACGAGTCATGTCGGATTCCGGTCAGGGGAAGGTAATAGAACTCCGGCCCCGAAGGGCCGGATCGTCGCGAAGGATCAGGTGGTCGGGGCGCCCGTACCGCTCCAGACCTGCGCGCCGGACGGGCGGATGGTCGCGGTGAACATCATCACCGCGTCGGTGCCGCCGGTCACGCCGAACTTCTTGATCGTCGCCGAGTAGGAGAGGATCGAGCCGTCCGAATAGGTATTGCGGAACTTGAAGGTGCTGGTCGCGCCGGCATTGTCGCGCAGCGCATTCTGGCCCTCGCTGAGCACGACACGCTGGCCGGTCAGGGTCACCGATTGGCTGTCCTGCAGGCCCGCAATGTACTCCTTGGCGGTCGACTGCAAATTGGTCGCGTCCAGGTCCGAAGCTTCCTGAGAAACGTCGGGGATATCAGTATTCTGACTGACTTCCAGATAAGTCGTCCCGTCGTCAACACTGACTTCCAGCAGGAAGCCCTGGGTGCTGACCGCATCATTCTTGGTGCCATAACGCAGGCCGGTGTGGCGCACGATATGCGACGGCTTGCCGACGATCAGCTCGACGAGCATCACGAGGGCCAGAACGATCATGGCGTAGATGTAAGAGAGCAATTTCATGTCGAAGTCCTCGGTGGGTTAAGAGAGCCAGGCTGCCACGTCGAAGCTGACGCGATGGAGTTTCGTGTCCGCTTCGTAATCATCTGGATTGTCAGTAATGGCCCCGACATTCAGCCCCGATCGCAAGGCTACCTTAGCCTGATCGGCAAGTCCACGGGCGGCGGCATAGGTCAGCGCCCACACGTCGATCTGCCGGCGGCCGCGATATGGCCCGGCGCCGCGCAAGGTCTCGTTGTACCCGCCGGCCACGATTTGGTAGGTGATCCGCGGGCTCACGGTCGGATCCGCATCGCCGAACGGCGTCGTGGGCGCCAGCGGCGTGAGCGCGGCGACGATCTGCGTCTCCAGGTTCATAGCGGCCGGCTCCATTCCAGTTCGATGATGCCCTGCAGCGTGTTGGCGATGACCCGCACCGCCTCCGGCGCCATTTGCTCCGCCGCCGGTCGCATGAACGGGTAGGCTTTGGAACGCGACGTGCCGAACTCGACGAAGCGACCGTAGAACGCCAGCCGCTTCAGATCCACGCTGAAAACGATGTTGTCGCCCATGATGCCGCGGTCGTGCGTATAGAGCGAACGCGCCATGAGCCCGGTGACCTTCTCGGGGAACGCCGGATGGCCCGCTTTCACCAAGCGCCTCGATTCGTGCAAGATGACGTTGGCGCCCTGCCGCAGCGCTTTGCGCCCGGCGGCGCGGGCGGTCGTCGTGCCCATCCGCAGCAAATGCTGCTCGAAGACGGCGAGGTTCGGCGTCTCGAAGCTAAAGTCCATCGGACGCTCCGATGAGGGCCAGCAGCGACAACTCGGAGCCGTCATTCGTCAGCCGGGCCGTCTTGATATCGTAGACACGCCCGGCGTACCGGAAGCGCCACTTCTCGGGCTCCAAGCCCGGCACTGGGTGCAACGTCACTTGCACGAGATCGAGCGCGGTGTCCGCACCAGCCAGAATCTTCTCGCCCCCGCCGCGCATCGACCGCAGGCTCGGCGGATCGATGGACGCCCAAACCGCCGGCAGCGCCGTCCACGAGGTGATCGGCGTGCCGTATTCGTCCGTGCCGCTCTGGGTGAGCTGCTCCAGGATGATCTCGTGCTGTCGGCGGCCGGCGGCGCGCATCAGCCGGGCTTCCCTTTTGCATATTCGCGTGTGGAACTTCCAACCGTTGTTACCTCGAACAGACCTTCCGCATCGGCTGAGTCCGCAATAAGTTCGATCGTGCAGATGTTGACCGTATCGACCGCGGCGCTCAAGGTGACTGCGCGAACTTTCACCTCGACGCCGTCCACCCAGACCTGCCCGCGACCGTGCCCAGTCAGTTTAACGTGAACTTTCTGCTCGGCCATCTCAAACTCCTTGCCGCACGCGGAACGGGAACAGCAGCGCCGTGAAGCCCATCGGCAGCTCGATCGCATTGCTCAGCTCGGTGATGACGTACTCGCGATTGACCGCCCAGCCAGCGACGAGCAGTACGATCGCCTGCACGAAAGCAGCGTTGGCGACCATGCCGAAATAGGTCATGCGCGCGGCGAGCTTGGCTTCGGCCCAATCCTGATTGAGCTTTTCGAGCGCGATATCCGCCACGTCGCCCGCGTCCAGCAGTTGCCATGCGGCGTAGGCGGCATCGTAGGCCGCTTTGGCCGTGCCGAGTGCGGTGGGCGCTGCAGCTTTGGCCGTATCGAGCGCTGTCGCGTCGACATAGACGTTCCGGTTGAGAAACCGGCAAGCGTGCAGCTCGGCGGCATCGAGGTACGCCTGGAGCAGGGTATCCTCGCTCGTCCACGTAATGCGGCCCTGGGCCTTGGCTTGTTCGAGCGTGACGAGGCTCATGCGAGATGCCCTACGTAGGAGGCGGGGTTCGGATGCCCCCAACGATACAGGTGGAACACGTACGCGCCAAGTGCTACGCCGATCCGGCCGCCAGCCGCGCGCGCCGCCTCGCAGAAGAGGCGATCGAAATGCACCGAGTGCTCGACGAACGGATGCGCCAGCCACGACTGCTTCGAGAAGATCATCAGCATGCCGGCGGCAACGTCCTGCAGCGGGCGCACCGCCGTGCCGTATTCGTTCCAGCGCTGCTTGGCGATGGCGATGTGGACGCCGATATCGGCTTCCTCGCTGATCCGGCCCCCGTGCAGCTGCTCGGGCGAGCGCAGGCGATTCGTCATGGCGCCGATGACCGCGTAGTGCTCGCGCTGAGCTTCCACAATGGCCTCGATCTGCTTGCCCCACTGCGGCGCCAGGAACAGGGTGTCGCCGTCGCGCACGCAGATCCACGCGTCGTCGGGCAGCAATGCGATCGCCGCGTTCAAACCGCCGCCGATGTTGCCGGTCATCCAGGGCACGACGTGATGGATCATTGGAAGCTATCCAAGATTTGCCGGCGGATGGCGTTCGCCTGATCGAGGTGAAAGTGGGCGCGAACGTGCGCCGCCAATGCAGCCCCCATCTCGGCCGCCAGCCGCGGGTACGCCAGGCACGTCCGCATGTTGGCTTGCCAGCCGGCAACGTCCCGCGCCAGCAGCACGCCGGGCTCACGGTAGGGCCGCACGTCGGACGCCAGCAGCGGCAGGCCCTTGGCACCGGCTTCGAGCATCTTCAGATTCGACTTGCAGCGGTTGAACGGGTTGTCGGCCAGCGGCGCCAGCGCGGCGAGATGCCCGTCATACAACCCCATGTACTCGCCGATCCGCCGCGGTGGGTGCCGAGCCGCGCGCGGCGTCAATTGGCGGATGCGCTGCCATTCAGGATGCCGGTCGTCGTGCCCGGCGAAAACGACCGACTCGGAGTCGAGGGCAGCCGCCACCGGGGCCACATCTGGGCGGTGACTCGGCCCCGCGGCATAGACGAAGGTAGCGGCCCGCTCGGCGCTGGCCTGGGTGAATTGCCCCGAGTCAAAGGGCAGCGCATTGGGCACGATGACCACTCGGGCGTTGACCGTCGCGACGTGCCCGGCCAGCTCCGCGTTCGTGACCATCACCACGTCGGCCTCTGCCAGGCAGGCGCGGATGCGGGCCGGCGTACCGGCAGCGATCCAGCTGGCCGAGAGGTAGTGATCCGGCGGCAAATCCCAGAAGTCGTCGAGGTCCGCGAGGATGCGATACCCCTCGCGGCGCTTTTGCCGCAGCTGCGTGACGCCGCCGGGCACCGAGCGGTTGAAGACCAGCGTCGGCACCTTCACGTCGGTCTTCAATTGCTGGAAAGGCAGGAAGATGCGGTGATAACCGCAGGACGTATCCGG